CCGAACCGCTTCGGCCGTGGTATCGCACGAAGCATTAATGACGGTTTTTCCTTCGGCCGGGAGCGGCAGCGCATCAGCGGCAAAGTGCGAATAAGTCCACGCCTTGCCATTACGCGGTACCGCGTCAGATATAGCCCGCAAATAGTCCGAATCAATTTGATTCGCGCCGGTTTCGCTTTTTGGGTGTAAGCCGCACGTTTTCGGGCAGGTCCCGTAGGTTTGATGTTCGCCTGATCGATAAGTAACAGCAATCGGGCCGGTTTTGCGGTTTCCTGATACTGCGACAGTCTTAAGCATCTCTCTATCCTCTCTAGTTTAATGTAGCCGAGCGGCTACAGTGAAACAATGCTATCAGTTGATTTTCCGCTAGTCAACCCTTTTCTTTCCACACAAAAAACAGACCACTACAAAAACAGCGCCCCCAATGCATGGCCGCTTTTTTTGTTTTAAACCGCGCCATGGGCGCACGTGTGCTGGTATCTGAAACAAGCCATTTCATAACGCTACCCCCTCGGGCAGCGCCACCTCATCGCCTAGCTTACTTGCCACATAACAGCGCATGGCTGCAATGAGTGGTGTTGTGCCCTTTTGGAAATAGTCCGAGCCATCATCCTTAAACAGATTGTCGTGGTAGTACGCTTCCCAGTAGCCATCTCTCGGCGTAAGACTCAACCGCTCACGCTCAATGATCAAGCCGCCTTGCGCCCAATCGGTACTGTAAAAGTGCGGGTCATCAATTTCGCCGATAAAGTCCGCGCCTACTTCGCACCTCGCTACCGCCCAATCAAGAGCAGTTCCGCTCAATTCACTAGTTTTCATCCCTCTATCCTCTCTAAAAGTCGGCCAACCCGACAACCACATAATACACTTTCCGCGCATCAATTACAGTTTATTTTTTCTATGGTTTTTCCTCCCCTAATAGCAATTTTCTAAGCTCTTCCCAATCTACCGCATCAGAAGCCCATCGGCGTACAGGCGGGACACGCAACCCCTCGAGGGCAACATCGGGGGTTTGGCCGCCATGATAGAGAAAAACTAATCCGATTCGCTTACCGATAGGCAAATGCTTCACCAGCAAAAAAGCGGGGCAGCCATAAGACCAGTGGCGAAAAAGAAAAGAGATTTGATGCGGCCGAACGTCAACCTTCAATCCGCGCCGCACCACCTTATTTTCCAAAAAGCCCAAGCGGCCGCTGCCAAGCTTATCGGCCACCACCATGTCAGGAAAACCAAGATTGGCCACCGATTCGACGCGAGATATGTCCACATCTCGTAAGCGCTCCCGGACATAGTCCGAAAAGATAGATTCAGGTTTCCTCGCCATCGTCGTCCGAAAGCCTCTCAAACACGTCAGGAGGCGGATTTTCTACCGGGAGGGTGAAAGCAGGGTCCACATCCTTTTCGGCGCTCTCACGCACGTCTGAGGGCTCCAGATCGATTATGGCGGTGGGGGGAGGCCCCCCGTACAGCTTTTTCAACTCATCAAGCTTGCGCTGTACTTCCTCTTTGCTCATTGAATCGATAGTGCCATGGCGGATTTCCTTCCGCTCGACGTAAATCGTTCCCAACGCCTGCCCCCGACGATACTCAGCCTGAACAGCAGCAGCAAAAGCGCCCGCCTCCAGCGCCTTATCACGAATTAGCTGCAGGTCTTTCATATGCCGCTCATACGACGTGTTGTACTTCGAAGCCAGTTCGGCCCGGTATTGCTGGATAGCCGCTACCACGTGCGGATTAATGTCCGGGTTAGTCAACTGCCAAGCGATGACAGAAGCGCTTTTTTCGTTGTAGCCCGCCCGAATAGCCGCTTCCTTCATCGTCACCCGGCCGTCGCCTGATACGTACTCGGTAATGAACTTCCAATGCTTGGGTGTGACCATCCGCTTGCGGCCCGTCATTGTCTTCAAAGAGGACAGCGACGGCACCTTTTCAGACATCCGCTGCGCTGCCTTCTTCGGCACCACAGGCGGGACGTTCCAAACATCCTTCTTTGGCATTACGAAAGCCTCCACAAGCGCCAGCCGTCTTCAATCCTACGCAAGGTGAACTTCCAATCGGACTTGTATTTGGCAGCGTATCTGACGGCCGCTACACGCGCCGAGATAGCCTGACGCTCCGTTGAAAAGAAAATGCTGTCGCCGGGCTCCATGTCAGGAAACGGGTAGCGCGTCCGGCTTGCTGGAATCTCTACATTCTGATCAATCTCATACATCGTATAACCTCCTAAACCAACTGCCTAGATATTACGCAGCGAAACTCGTATAGTCAAGGAAACTACTGAACAACGCCCCGGGACAATCAAAGGGTTCCTATAGACTTTTTTTGACTAAGAAAAAAAAATGAAACAAAAAAAGCAGTCTCACGGGTCCCCCCTGAATATTTGTATTTCTTACGTTTCCTAAATATAAACGTGATGCTAACGTAAGTCTGAAAACCCGCACCAGTACTCGTTTATTACGGCATTACGTCTATTACGCCTAATTTCACAAAAAAAAATCAAAAATAATTTCTTAGTGAAAAAAGTTCTATAGGGAACCCTTCAAACATATAAAAAACCGCGTTTTCATAACTTTTTGATCTAATGCCCACAAATATTTTCCTTGCATCAATACCATTCATGCCTTACCATAACTCCGGTAAATCGTGAAACCTATGTAATTACTACCCGGTCCACGGTCCGCGTTCCGTAACTAATCAACCAACTACCGACACAGAAAGGATAACACAGCATGGACCCTGACGAAATAGTCTTACTACTTGTTGGCTTACTTGGCGCTGTACTTGGCTGCTCAATTGCAGTAATTGTCATATCGCTTTTCTTGCATGGGGTATGACATGAAGCCTGCCATCCGATATAAATATTTAATCGAGTCTGAGTACAACGATAGTCCCTGTTTATTAGGCGTGATCCATTTCACTGTTTTGCCCGGGGGTGCTGACCCGTGGTCCTCGGACAGTGATATAGATTGTTACGGCTATCGAGAGGTGGTATTTGACATTTTGCGGCCGAGTAAAACCCTTTGGAAGGATGCGGACGAGGCGGTACATAGGAATCCTCGGGAGTTGGCGTATTACGAGGACTTGATTGAGTCGGAGTTAGGGGAGTTGCTATGAGTGAGCACAATGGTTCGCGTGGCGTGAATCCTGCGGAGATAGCGAATTTGGAGGAGTGGGATTTAGCGATTTGTTATAAGTGTGGTTTTGTTGATGACTGGTCGGAGATTCCGGGTGGTCAGTGTGCGGTGAGTGGTGAGGGGTTGAATTGGTGTCCTGAGTGTGGGGACGTGGAGAGCTTGGTGGATTACACGCCGGAGAAGGCGTTGATTATTGCTGAGCAGGTGGCGTTTAAGAAGGGAGAGAGGAAATTGTCATGAAGAAGCTGATTGTGGGGATGGCGTTGCTGATGCCGTTGGTAGCGGGGGCGGCTGAGGAGTGGTTGGAGATGAAGAATCAGGCGGGCGGGAAGATTTTGCTGCTATCGAGCAAGTGTGATCGGAAGGGTTCGGAGAATGCGCGGATGGTGATTGCGACGACACCAGCGGGGCCGAACGTTCATGGGTGTTGGTACATGTTCGCGGACATGGTGCATATCGTCTGGGAGGGCGGCAATACGTCGTCGTTTGAGACAAAGGATTTTGATTACAAGAAGAGTAAGTGATGGAAGAGCGTGTGAAGAAGCGGTTCTGCACGACGTGTCAATTTGATCGTGTGGAGGAGGGTGGCGAGTTCCGTTATTTTGGAAAAGCCAAGCGTTGGATATGCCGCAGTTGCGTGGCGAAGACGGCCGAGAGGCTGGCGCAGAGAAAGGAGAGGAGGGTAGAGGTGTGACACCGTTGATTGCTGAGATGGCGGGGATAATCCCTGATCAAGCCGAGACGATGACATGGTTCGATATCAGCGAGGCGTGGAGCTCGACACGGGATATTTATGATAATTACCGCGCTTTGGAGGGGTTAAAGAATCCGTTGCCGTTCATGCGCTGTGCGATTGTCTTAGTGGATGACGCAGGTATTAAGACGTTGATCATGGTGGCTAATGCGGTAGTGCCACGTTCGCTACGCACAGATATACCAAAGACCGGACTAGCGGTTGCAACGATTATTTCACGTAACGGACGGGTGTATGAGGAATTTCCGTTTGCGCCCTTCTTTTGCGATCCATTAGAGGATGCTGTACCCAATGCACGGACTATTTATTTCAACGATAAAAAGCATGATAACGATCCGATAGCAGAACAGGCGGCGAAGGCCG